CGCCAGCGCAACTGCCCTATGGCTGGCTATTGAGAAGGCGACCGAGATGCACGACCTGATGTTAGGAGCCTTACGTGCTTACTACACAGCGGCGAACCGTACGCCGCTCCCACTCTGTGAGAGGGACTTCGACCCGACGTAAGCTGGTCTGGTCCTTCGTGAACGGCTCCTTCACTGGCTCCGCTGCCAACCAGGCGTTCGACCTGCTGGGCGGCCTCGAAGTGGCCGGCGCCTCCAAGCTCGGCTGCACCGTCGTCCGGACTCACCTGCAGTTTGTCACGCTGTTGAGTGCGGCTGGTACGTTCCTGGACTTCTTCCAGATCGGTCTCCGCGTCGCGACTGTGAACGACGTTGCGACCAACGATCTTGCTCCCTTCTCTCGTCCCGATGAGGACTGGGCGTGGAACCAGACGTTCTGGGTCGAGGATGGTGATACTCAGCAGTGGATGGACCCGTCCAACCCTGTGGGTGCTGTGATCGACTGCAGGGCCAAGCGGAAGGTCGAGGAGCTCCAGGAGACGTGGGCGCTGGCCGTGGAACCGGCGCTGACTGTGGGCACTACCGCTCAACGGGAAGCGCAAGCCATCTCAGATTCCATGAAGACAACGCCCATGGACAGCGCAAAGTCTGCAACCGATGGGGAGCAGGCAGGGCAGTAGATTACCGCATTGGATTGATTTCACGCATAGGCATAGATAGAGTGGAAGCGCTAGAGGCAAACAATGCCGTGCATAAATGGACCCGCGAGGAACTGATAAGCATCAAAGAGACCTACCGAAAAAAGCTCAAAGAGTTGCATGGGTAGGTTAACTACTTAAAAGAAATTTTACAAAAACACGCGCGCATCGTTAAAATTAGATTACAATAAACACATCAACAACACTACTAGGCAAAGAATCATGAGCAATCTCTACGAAATCACATACAAGAACACATCTACCTCAAAAAAAGTGTTTACGCGCATCGCGTTGGCCGTTGTAAAAGATGGTGAAGAGGTAATCCTAAGCAGCCGCATCATCGGCGAGATGGTCGGGCCATGGAGCCAAATACGCTAAATCCCCAACTAGGAGCAAGCATGAGCAAAGCATTAGAAAACCTAACCGGGACCGAGCTAAAGGTATGCGAACTAATCGCAGAGCGCCAGGCATTCGGTCGCGCTAAGTACGGTACAACCGTTGCAGAGAATCCACTAACCAAGCGCCAATGGTTGCAACACGCCTATGAGGAAGCGCTTGATTTGAGCATTTATTTGAAGCGTCTTTGCGATGAAATGGACTCAGAATACTCTGCACGGGATGACTGGAAATGAGAAAGCGCAGCACATACAAACCCCGCCAGATACGCCTAGACACGATGCACTATGTTCTAAGTGGATTCTCAAAGATGGCCGACAACAAAGCAGCGCTTGACCTACGCATTAAAAATCACTCTTCATTAAAAGCAATCATTGAAGGCCGCGCAACTCGCGACGATGTTGATTTAATGATCGCAGCGTTAAACATGACAGAGGCATTGGCCAAACAGAACAACGCATTAGGCGGCGACTGGCAAACAGAGATTCAAGCCGCACAGGAGGCGCTACTAACAATGACCCGTCGAGGCATAAGACTTGGCGACCGCTTTATATTCAAAGCACAAGAGTTAACAGCAGTCAATTTAGCGATGGAGATACACGACGCGCAGATAGACCAATGCACCGTAGCCCAATTGGAATCAGCGCTTGACTTGGTACAAAAGACTATCCGCAATGGCAAGGCTAGAGCAATTGAACACATGGAGGTGACATGATGGAACCAATCCGCAGAGGTGACAAGGCAACGATCATTGCCGGCGCATTAGGAGACAAAGGACCGAACGTTGGTAAACAGGTAGTAGTAGGCTTCCGTATGGGCGAACACTCGCAGCATGGAACTATCTGGAGAGTTTACGGCGAAGGTCTGATAACTGAGTACGGCGCGATGGGTGCAAGCGTAGACTGTGCAGCATCTTGGTTAAAGAATATCGAGCCGCCAAAGAATAAGTTGAGTGAACAACCAGCAAAGGATTCAATATCATGAAAAAGACACTAACCGCATTACTTGCAAGCAGCGTGCTAACTGCATTCGCTCAATTCCCGGTGACGATTTATCACTACTTCCCGCAGCAGAGGGTTGCACCAATCAACTACAACCAGAACCAAGCTAACCCATTCGACTCTGCAATGCAAGGTATGGCACTTGGGCAAGCAATCGCAGCGCAGCGGGTTCACTTGGAGCAATTGGAAGCAATGAATCGCCAACGTGAGATAATAGAGCGGCAAGCGGAAGAGATCCGCAAGATGACGGGACAGTGATGGATAAGCCGCTAACAGCAAAGCAAGCTGCATTCATACGTGAGTACCTAATTGACCTGAACGCGACTCAGGCGGCGATTAGAGCGGGTTACAGTGCCAAAACAGCACAGGAACAGAGCTCTCGCTTGTTATCGAATGCTATTATTCGGGAAAATGTGCAGAAAGCTATGGACGAACGCTCAGAAACCGTAGGATTGACAGCCGCAGACGTGCTTAGAGACATCAACGCCGTGAAGGCTGACGCTATGCGCAAGACCTACGACAAAGACGGCAACGAGGTTATGGCGAACCACACAGCCGCATTGAAGGCGCTAGAGCTTCAGGGCAAGCACTTGAAGATGTTCACCGACAAGGTAGAGCTATTGGGCGACAAGAACAACCCGCTGCAAGTGCAATTGATCAAGAGAACCATCATAGACCCAAAGAATGGAGCTTGAGATACAAACCCCGCGAGTGTTCCTCCCGCTACTAGCTGACGGGAAGCGATACCGTGGGGCGCATGGTGGGCGAGGCTCTGGAAAGTCTTTCTTCTTTGCTGAGTTATTGATTGAACGATGCTTGATGCAGAGAACCCATGCAGTGTGTGTGCGAGAGGTTCAAAAGACGCTAGACCAATCGGTTAAAAAGCTGATTGAGGAAAAGATAGAGCAATTCAATCTAGGCTCATTGTTTGAAGTGCAGCAATCGAAGATTACAGGGCCGAATAGCAGCCTGATCATTTTCCAGGGCATGCAAGACCACACAGCCGATTCGATCAAGTCGCTGCAAGGTTTCCACATCGCATGGGTAGAAGAGGCGCAAAGCCTTAGCCAACGATCATTAGACTTGCTACGGCCGACAATCCGCGCACCAGGCTCTGAGCTGTGGTTTAGTTGGAATCCAGGCAAAGACACAGACCCGATTGACGCACTGTTACGAGGTGCAACGCCTCCTACTGATTCAATCGTAGTGCAGGCTAACTGGCGAGACAATCCGCACTTTCCTGACGTGTTGCTTGCTGAGATGGAATACGACCGCAAGCGTGACCCTGACAAATATGCTCACGTTTGGGAAGGCGCTTACTTGCAGCGCAGTGACTCCAAGGTGTTTAAGAATTGGAGCATAGACGAATTTGAAGCCCCACCTGATGCCGTGCATAGGTTTGGAGCTGACTGGGGCTTTGCTAGCGACCCTACGACGTTAGTTCGCTGTCACATCATTGGAAGGAAGCTTTACATTGATTACGAGGCTTATCAGGTAGGCTGTGAGATCGTAGACACTCCCGCGCTATTTATGAGCGTGCCAGAGTCAGAGAAGTGGCCTATGGTTGCCGATTCTGCCAGGCCCGAGACAATCAGCCACATGCGGCGCAACGGCTTTCCAAAGATTCAATCAGCGATCAAAGGGCCAAAGTCAGTAGAGGAAGGCGTGGCATGGTTGCAATCGTTTGACATCATCGTTCACCCAAGATGCAAACATGTGATCGACGAATTGACGCTGTACAGCTACAAGATCGACCCACTGACTGACATTGTGCTGCCTGTATTGGCTGACAAGGATAACCACATGCTAGACGCTGTTAGATACGCATTAGAAGGCGCGAGAAGGGCGCAAAACGCTGTCAAACGGGTGGAAGTGCAAACACTGCCCACAGCAAACCGATGGTGAGCGATAATAACGCGCAAAGGATTCACTATGGCACGACTATCTAAAGAGCAACGTCACGCGAATATTCACGCCGAAGCGTTACAAGAGTTTGACATCATCCAGGAAGCTGTGCGCGATGAGCGCATGCAATGCCTTCAAGATCGTCGCTTTTACTCCTTAGCTGGTGCACAATGGGAAGGCCAATTGGGTGAGCAGTTTGAGAATAAGCCCAAGTTTGAAGTGAACAAGGTTCACCTGGCAGTCATTCGAATCATCAATGAATACCGCAACAACCGAATAACGGTTGATTTTGTAGCCAAAGACGGCGAAGGTGACGACAAGCTGGCTGACCTGTGCGACGGACTGTACCGTGCTGACGAACGTGACAGCGGTGCAGAGGAAGCCTACGACAACGCATTCGAGGAAGCCGTTGGCGGTGGATACGGTGCAATGCGTGTTCGCACTTGCTACGAGGATGACGAGGACGACGAGAACGAACACCAAAGGATTAGGATTGAACCTATCTTTGATGCTGACAGTTCGGTATTCTTTGACCTAGGCGCAAAACGTCAAGACAAATCAGACGCCAAACATTGTTTCGTGCTGTATTCAATGACCCGCAGCGCTTATGCGGCTGAATGGGACGACGATCCAGCAACATGGCCAAAAGACATTCACCAGTTTGAATTCGATTGGTCAACACCGGATGCGGTGTACGTGGCTGAGTATTACGTGGTTGAGGAAGTGCGCGAGACTGTTTACATCTGGCAAGCTATCGACGGCACAGAAGAACGATACACGGATGCAGACTTCGAGAATGACGACGAACTAGAACAGACCCTGCAAGCCGTAGGATCGCGTGAAGTGCGTCAAAAGAAGGTCAAACGCAAACGAGTACACAAATACATCATGTCCGGTGGCAAGGTGCTGGAAGATTGTGGATACATCGCTGGACGGAATATCCCGATTGTCCCGGTGTACGGTAAGCGCTGGTTTGTGGACAACGTAGAGCGCTGCATGGGGCATGTAAGGCTGGCTAAAGATGCCCAACGCTTGAAGAATATGCAGCTATCTAAGCTGGGTGAGATCAGCGCATTGTCTAGCATTGAAAAGCCTATCCTTACGCCTGAGCAGGTATCCGGGCATCAAATGATGTGGTCGGAAGATAACATCAAGAACTATCCTTACCTGCTTATCAACCCGATTACAGACCTCAATGGCAACCCAACGGCGGTCGGTCCACAGTCTTACACACGCAGCCCGCAGATTCCACCAGCGATGGCGGCATTGCTCCAACTAACCGACCAGGATATGTCCGAGATATTGGGCAATCAGCAAAACGGCGAAAAGATGGTGAGCAATATCTCAGGTAAAGCTGTGGAAATGATCCAACAGCGTATAGATATGCAAGCCTTCATCTATATGTCCAACATGGCTAAGGCTGTGCGGCGTGTAGGTGAGATATGGTTAAGCATGGCCAAAGATGTGTACGTCGAGGAAGGCCGCAAGATGAAGACCATCGGCCCACAGGACGAGATTGATTCAAGCACAATCATGCGCCCTAAGATCAATGACAGCGGTGAAGTCGAAATGGAAAACGACCTTGGTAACGCAGCTTTTGACGTTGCCGTAGACGTTGGGCCTTCATCGTCTAGCCGTCGTAATGCTACCGTTCAATCGCTTACAGGCATGATGCAAGTTAGCGACGACCCACAGACTAAGCAAGTCCTACAAGCTATGGCCATGATGAATATGGAAGGCGAAGGTATCAGCGAGGTAAGGGAGTATTTTCGTAAGAAGCTGGTGCAGATGGGCGTATTGAAGCCAACCGACGAAGAAGCGCAGCAAATGGCAGGTGAAGCCGGAAAGCAAGACCCTAACGCAGTGTTTCTCGAATCAGCCGCTGAGGAAGCCCAAGCCAAAGCAGCTAACGCAAGGGCTGACGTATTGTTGACACTGGCAAAGACGGAAGAAACTAAGGCAAAGACCGCAGTTATGCTTAGGGAACAAGCCCCGCAAGTGCCACAGGTAGAACCGACCATTAAACCAGAACCAGT